GCCCATAAATCCCGCGGCCGACCCCCGCGGCGAGGATGTCACCCGTGTTGAGCGCGAGGTTGAAATTGTTGCCTATGAAAATCTTCGCCCACGTCGGTGGCCCGGACAGTATCCCGTTGATGAATATCCGCTGCAACAGCCCAAAACCGGCTTTGGGGATGCGCCCGTAGATGCTGCTCGTACCGGCGAGAATGTCGGCGATGCCGCCGGGCGTCCCCGCGAGCTTTATGGCCTGCGCCACCGCCTGCCGGTCGGGGTTGTTCTGCTTTAGGACCTGCGCGACGTGGTCCATCACCTCCGGCGGCAACCCGACAGGGATGCCCAAAACGCGCAGACTGCGGCCAGCCATTGCCTTTGCGCCCATGACTTGCGCGATCTGGCCTTGCACGAGGCGCGACTGCTGCTCCCACGCAATCGCCTGCTCAGAGGTCTCCGTACCGGCGGCGACCGGATCAGAAAGCGCGGCAAGCTTGCCGAACTCGTTCACCTCCACCATGCGAGCCGCCAACAGCAACGCGGGGCGCTTCGCCTGGTCGACCCCGAACTCACGCTCCATGCTCTGGCGGACTTGGTCGGCGTTGACCGCCAGATCCTGCGCGATGGCAGTCAGCTGCTGATCGCCGATCTCCCCGCCACGGGCCTTCGTGATTGCGGCCTCGTTGTCGTCGGCGACCTGCAGGATCCCGGCCTTGAGGCCGTCAGGCGTCTGCATGACATCCACATTCGGCATGTGGGTCATGTCCAGCTTCTCGGGCGGAAAGTCGCTCAGGTTCGCCGTGAGGAAGCGCTTCGCCTGCACCTGCATCGGGCTAGGGCCTGCGGGCGGAGGGCCGCCGGGCGGCAACTTGTTCGCCGGGGCCACGGGGGCGCCCGCGCTCGTGTCGGCCGGATCCAGCACGCCGGCCACGGCCGACGGGCTCGCCTTGTCGAGAACCGGAGCGCCCGGGGGCTCGGATGAGGCTGGAAGCCCCGCAGAGGCGTCAGGAGCGGCGCCCGGCGGACTGGCGGCGACCGCCGCGGCAGCGGCGGGTTGCGGCGCAGGCACAGTGCCCGGGGCGCCGGCGGCGGCTTCCGGAGGCGGGTTTGGGATGTTCTGCGGGGGAAGCGACGGGTTCTCGATCGGCGCCTGGACGTGGATGTCCTGCATCGTCGGAGGCGCGACGGCGGGCGCTTGGGCAGCGCCGGCTGCGCGGGCAGCTCCGGGGCCGGCATCCGCCGCCGTGGCTGCAGAGCTCTCGGCCAGAGCGCGCTCAGCGGGGCGCATCACCTCAGCGCTCTTGGCGCCCTTGAGAGCGGCCGCGAGGGCGTCTGTTAGACCAAAGTCCGGCATTTTTCTACTTCCCCTTTTTCACGATCTTGGCGTGCTTGGCATCGAACAAAACGATGTTGTGCGTCCCTTCCCCCGCGCCGCGGGAACCCTGATCGAGAAACTTGATGCCCGTAATCCCCTTCCGCTGAAGATACTCGGACGCATCTTTCTGGCTGCCCAGCACTTCCGCGAGTTGCTTGTACAACATACCGCCCGTCTCGTGCGGGCGTTCACCGCGGAGCAGGTTCGTTTCTGCTAACGCTGCGTCGCGCGTCAAGTAGGTGGGGCCGACTGGCTCTCCACCCAGCATGACGCGAAACCGATCCCGCTCCGGTACAACGCGCGCGTCAAGATCTTGTACCGCGCGTTGAAGCGCAGGTTGCTCCCCGATGTCCTTATCCCAGTGCATTGTTTTCCCGACGATACTGTCCGGAATATCGACTGTGTGGACCTTGCCGGAGAGCTGCAGCGGCTGCCCGAGAGCACGGCGAACATTTACCCAGTCCGCGCCCATATCACCGTACGTAACAGGATATGGTTTTCGGCCAAACGCCGGGTCAGTGCGCTCCGCGTGGACGTAGCCTCCTTGCTGATCGTAGCTTATGATCTTGTCTTTCAAGCCGCCGCCCGTTTCTCGCACAGCCCCCGGTGAGTAATATGCCGACAAGTCCTCCTTAGACAGCCTGTTGTTGACCCGGCCGCGTGCATAACTGCCAGCAACTTCCGGGTTCTCCGCGAAATACAACCCGTGCCCGAAAGTCTGATTGCCCTCGCCGGTGCCGATCTTCGAACTATCGAACTCGTCGAAGTCATGCGGTGTGCCGTGGAAGACGATCTTCCCGGCCTGAGTCGCCGCGGGCGGCCGCGGGAAATCAGCCCCAGAGGCGACCCCGTTGTCGATCAAGTACCGCAGCCCCCGTGTACCCTGCTTGAGCACGCTAGCGGCAGATGTCAGGAGCGGCGTCGCGATCATGTTGACGCCGAACCCGTCGAGCACGTTCTTCCACCGGCCCTCCGCAGCGCTCTCATCGGCCCGGTCGGTGAGGTAGCTGATGTAGTGATCGAGGAGGCCGCCGCTCGGGTCCATCACGCGCAGCGCCGCACCGAGCTTGCCTTCGGTGTGGCGGCCGAGCGTGATCATGTCAGCGAAGCGCATGGCGTGCGGCTGCAGCGCCGTCGCGTCCGTCACGGCACCCGGCGCAGCAATTTTCGTCGCGAACCCGGTCAAATCCTTCTGCGCGGTCTTCATCAAGTAGCTACCGAACCCTTGAGTGGCCGAGATGTCTTCCAGCCCCTGCGCCGCAATCGCGGCATCGTGAAGGCCCGAGAGCGCCTTGCTATAACCAGCGAACGGAATGGCGAGTTGCGCGACGCTCTGCGTCAAGCCGTCGACGAGGTTCGGATCCTTTACGGCGACCGCATCCCGGAAGTCGAGGATCGCGCCGCGGGCGTGATCCCAGATCGGGCTACGCTGCGCGCTGCCGTCCATCTGCTGGTCGCGCGCGCGCATCGCCGGATCTTCGGCCTCAAGCGCAGCCTGCTGCGGATGCGTGATACCCGTGTACGCGTCGCGGATGCCGTTGCGCGCAAGCCCCTCGAGGGCGTCGCCCGTATTCACTGCAGTGCTTGCCGCGCCCGCCGCGACATCGCGCCCGACGCGCGTCGCCGCCTCACCCCAGCTCCCGTCGTGCGCCATCGAATCCGCGGCATGCACGGCCGAATCAACCATGTCGCTCGTGATGCGCGCCGGCATCTGCGTCATCCAAGAGAGGATGCCTTGCGGCTTCCCCGTGGCGCCGAGCGTCTGCCGGGCCTGTTCCCCGATCTGCGCTTGGTTCCCCTGGCTCGCGTACGCGGCGTCCTGCGCCGCCATGTCCTGCGGAGTAGGCATCAATGCACCTTCGCGGCCGACTGCGCCTGTGAAATCTGCTGGTCGTAGTATTTCAACCGCGCTTCGTAACGGTCAGAATCCATAGGCGCCGCGCTGTGCGGGCCGTACATGCTGATAAATGTCTGCTTGCCGGTGGACCACGTCCTGATGTCCTCTTGAGCCTCCTGTTGATGCACCTGCCCAATAACCTTCTGCGCGATCGTGCCGGCGAGCCCGACGCGCTGCGCAGGGTCTGCGGCGCCCATCTCGGTTGTGTATTCGGCCTGCGCGCGAATCAGCGCGTCGCGCTGCGAGTCGGAAAGCGCAGCCATCGGTGTCCCCGGCGGAATCTTCAAGGCGGCCGTGATCGACTGGCGCGCATGCCGGGATTGCTGTGTGCCGTCCCAACCGTCGCGCTGCTTTTGGATATGCTCCATCAGTTTCAATTTGTCCGTATCGTTGATGCCGGGCAACGCGAGAATGTCGCTCGGCGTCCAATCGAGGTTCTGCGGATCGGCGTACGCTTCGAAGAGAGCGCGTCGATCCGTCGGGCCGAGGGGGTGACGTAACGACGAGCCCAACGTGCGCGCTACCGAGGGTTTTAAATTGCCACTGGCGACCGCCGCCCCCAGCTCTTTGTCGGTGAGCTGCCCGGCGAACAACTTCACCGTGTAATCTTTCTCGCCGTTCTGGAACCGCAGCTCCTGCTGCGTCGCGCCCTGCTTCTTACCGAACGCGACGGCGGCGTTGTGCTCGTAAATCTGCGTCATGCCGTCGCGGATGAGTTTTTGGGCTTCTTGATCTGATAGAAGTGCCGGCTGCTTCGTGCTGCGGAGGTTCGCTTGGTGGGCGTCCATGAACCGCTGCATATACCCGATCGCGTCCCCGCCGTTCGCCAGCAAGTTATCGAGCTGCGTCGTAAACACCTGACTCGTGACCGCGCGCATAGCGCCGATGTAGAGCGATTCAGCCTCCGCGGGGCTGTAAAGTCCTGCGTTCACGCCGCCGTGCACAAGAAGCGTCAGCTTCGTGAGCTCATCCGCAGCCTGCGCGTGACTCTTCGGATCGTCCAACGCGCTGAGCGCGGCCACGCGGCTTGTTTGCCGCTGTATGCCTTGTACCCATGTATTGCGATGAACTTGCTGTTGCTCGGCCGCCTGCGCCGCCGCAAGGGCAGCAACACCCTCGCCGAGTCGCTTGTCGTAGATTTCCTTGAGTATGGGCTGCGCCTGCGCAGGCGCTTCCTTTAATACCCCGTCCCGAACGGCAGCGTAAGTTGTGGCGAAATGGGCGGGGTCGTTGTTTGCGTTGACCCGAAGCCGTGCCGCGGCATCATCAGCTTGCGCCTCTGCTTCGACCGCATACGCGCCGGTGGCGGCGTTGTTGAACGCCTCCCCGTAGGCAGTGAACCGCTCAATTCCCGCCTTATACTGCGGGTGACCGGTGGCACCAACGGCCGCCCCGGCAAGCGCGCCGGCCTGGAGCTCTGACTTCTTTGCAATGCCACCTGTGATCCCCTCAAATTCCCGGAATACGTTACCGAGTTCCTGTGCCTCGCGGCCGATGCCTTCGGCGTCGCGGCTGAGCGCCCACGACGGCACGCCCTCTTCGGGCGCTTGAAGCTGCCGATAGTCTGGTGTGCGTCCGGCGCCTGCTTGAGCCGAGCCGGTGCCGCCGTTGGCGGGTGGCGGCGTAATGATCGGTGGGCCGGCCATTATTTGAGCATCCCAGCAGCGCTAGCGATGCCGCCGAGCACGTCACCAACCGCGCCGGCATTCCCGGCCGCCACGTCATTCGCCGCCGACTGGTTGAGCAGCGAGACCTGCGCGGACTTATTCGCGTTGCTGACGAGCAAGTCGTTCTGCGCCTGGCTGATCTGCCGACGGGCGTTCGCGCCGAAACTCGTCGCCGCGCCCGTCCCGACAGCACCGAGCGTGCCGGCGTTCTGCGACGCAAGCGCGCGGAGCATGTTCTGGCGCATCGTGATCTGCTTCTGCGTCTCGGAAATCTGCTCTTGCCGGGCTTTCGCCTTCGCAACGTTCGCCTGCTGTACACCCTGCACATGTGATTCGTAGGCAGCTATGCCAGCGCTGGCAACGGTAGCGATAGCGGCCGATAGCATTTGCGCGCAGCGCGGCGCACAACGCTGTTGGTGCTTGTGGCGTGCGGGGTTAATCACTTAGCCGTACTCCCCAGCAAGCTGCGCGTCGATATACATGATATAGAACGGCAGCGGGTCGACCTGTGTGAAGGTCATGAGTTTATCTTCCGTCTCGTCCCAGTTCGACGAGTCCTCCAGCCTCAAAATGCCGCTATACAGCGCCGGCGTACTGTCGAAGTTGAACGTATCAATCGTTTGAGTCGGCAGAATCTTGCCGTTGTAGAGAAGCCCGGCAGTGTTGCGGACCTTGATGCGTACCTTAACGATGCGCTTCTTGCGCGCAAGGTTCGAACCGTCGGGCCAGCGCACCGTCTGCAGCGGCATTGGCGTTACGGTTGGGTTAAAATTGATGCCGATCTCGTAATTGCTCTTGACCGTGTACGTGCGGCCGTCCTGCAGGAAGTTCACCACGCCGCCGGAGGGTGTAACGGTGTCGAGCACTACGCCGTCAGCCTTCACCCGGCAGCTCACCCCGTTCAACCAGCCGAGGCCGCTAACGGACGTGATGTTGCTGGCTGTTACCGTGCCGGTGCCGCAATCAGTGAACGTGCCTCCCACGGCTTGCTCCATTGATAGCACGGTGACGCCATTCAGCGTCCGCTGGATGAGAAAGAACACGTCCTGCACGACCGAGGCGACGTTCCGGAAATATCCCGCCGTCTCCCAGACGGTCCACGCCTGCACGCTAGCTTCCTTACGTGTGTTGTAGACCGCGCAGGTACCGTTCGGTAACGCATCCGAGTCCGTGCTCGAATTAGTACCGTTGCAGATGAAGACGAGGTTGATTTCTTCGTCGACCGAGCCGTTCCACGCCGCCATATCCTGCACGTCGTACACGAGGTTCGGCGCGAACGAGGAGATACCGAGCGAGTTGTACTGGTCCTGCGTGTAGTCGAATTGAAAATCGCGAACCGAATTTAAGTTGCGCTGGACAAGAAGAATATTCCCGTCGATCATAACGGGCTTGATATGCGCCGTGCCGTACTGCGTCTGGTTCGTCGGAATGCTTGTCGGGATGATAGGCTGGCCGTTGTCATTCACAAAGCGGAACTCGCCGCCGGTCGTGAAAACGCAAAGCGACTTGCCGGGGAATAGCGCCGTGACCGCGTTCAGCGCAACACCGTTCAGCGTCGTGTAGATCGCTTGGTCGTCGAGCCCTTGGTCCGTCGAGAAGTTCAGAATGTCGTTGACCCAACTCCCCACAAGGCTCTCTTGCTGCGAACGCAGGCCACCCATGTACATGCGTCCTTGGAAGAACGTCACAGTACTCGGGTACCCCCGCGTCGGGGACCAAACATTTTCTTGGCGCGACGTACCGGTCTGCGTCTCCGACGTGCTGGCTGTGGCGCTAGAACTCAGCGACGTGATAGCGATGTTACCGATGTCACCCGCGGAGTCGTTGGCGAACGTCAGCGTATAGCCATAACTGCCGTTGCTCGTGCAGCTGACACCGCTGAATCCGTTGACGACCCACAATGCTTGCACAGCTTTCGCAATGGCGTTCGCGGTGTTCTGGTTGTCCCCGAGGTACGTAATCGGGCCGGTGGTGTCGCTCTGTATCGTAAGCTCGAACGTATCGCCAGGGTTCCAACTGCTGCTGAACGTCAGCGTCTGAATATCCGATGTCGGCGTTGGGCTAGACGAATCCGCGTAGTCTACTTGCGGGATCGCGTCGAACACCGCAAGAAACGTCTGGAAGTTGTAGTACGCTTGATGGGCGACGCCGGTGGCGAGCGGGGAGGAAAGGCGCACAGCGAACTGCGGCGCGTAATTCTCGTGCACAATCATCATCGACTCGGCGCTCGACTGCGCGTCAATCCCTGCAAGGTCGGCGCTCGCATATGGAAGCGCGATGTAGTCGACGATAGTGCCGGCGCTCGAAATGATGCCGGAGTGGTCCGTCATCGTGAGCAGATACGGCTCGCCGGTGCTTACTTCGAAGGGCACCTGCCGGCCGGCGGAAACGATGCCACTATCACCCCAAAGCACGAAATCGGCGAACGTCGCTTCGTACGTCAGGTTCGCACCGCCTATTTTCGCGACGCGCCAATACCGCGCGCTCGTGTATGTCGCCGGATACGTGATCCCCGCCGTGCGCCGGTACGTGTAGTTTGCGGTGCTGTCTACCTGACCGAGGTTGCTGCCGAGCGTCGCCCAGGTACTGTTGTCATTGCTGTACTGGATGCAGAACTCGGTGCTCGTGCCGCCTGCGATGGTGAGCGCGAGCACGTCGGCGAACAACACGTTCTTGGCCGCGCCGAAATCAATATGCACGAGCACCCACGGGTCCGTCGTGTCGGGCGGCGTGGTCGTCGTGAACTTATTCGTCTGGGAGTTCGTGCCGAGGCCCGTTACCGACGACGGGCCGTCTGGCAGTGTGTACGTGCCGGTCAGCAGCGTCAGCTTGTTCGGGCAGATGAACTTCTGCACTAGCCCGCGGCGCCGCTGCACGCCGCCCAAATGCACGAGCTCGCAGTTGGTGCCCGTGAGCATGGAAGAGATGTAGGCGTTGGCGTCGACACGTCCTTGCACCCGAGGATCTAGGACTCCCGAAAGGAAGTTCGATTGGATGCTATGCGTGTTAACCTGTTGCCCCACGTTAGCGCACCATCACGAACGGGTTGTGCTGAACGGGGCGGTTGGGGCGTCCCTGCGCATCAGCGTAGGCGGCTGCAGCCTTTTGCTGGTTGTACTTTGCCGTCATGATCTGCGTGGCGTTGCTGTCCTCCGTGATCGGCTTAATCATATCCTTCGCAAGTGCGTAGGTCATGAGCAGGGTGAAGTACGAAGGCACCGTGGACGGGTCAGGTTTGAACATGTAGTCGAAGGTGAGAACCGGCGCCGACTGGTTGATCGGGCCGGGATTCGACGTAATGTTCGCGTATATTTTGTCCGAGTAGATTTCGTACGTCCGATCGGGGCCAACCCCCCAAATACCGATCGGCAGCAACATGTCTGTAGGGAGCTGGAAACAGTACATCCACTCGTTTGGCGGCGTGACGTTGACACGCGCGAGCGCCGTTTTCTTGCAAGCGAACCGCCAGCGGTTACTCTGCAGCTCGCTCTCGTACACCATGTCGAACAGTGCCGCGCCAACCGCCGCACCGTAGCGCTCATCGGTCAAGCTGTTAAGAGGCGTTTCTCCGCAAAGCACGAGCGCTGCGGACAGCATCGAAATTTTCGTCTGCGTGACGAGATTGGCCGCAAGCGATGTCATGGACTACCTGTAGAGGTGAAGAAACTGGCCGACTTGCCAGGGCCGGGGCTGGCCGTGGAACACAACAACCCGCGCTCCGGCCGGTACGCCCTGCGCGCAGTTGACTTTCCAACTTACGAGCTGCCCGGGTAACAAGTCCTGCAGGCGCGCGGCGCGCGTCAACCAAAACCGCTCGAGGAACCGTTGGTCGCCGCCCGCGCGGTTGAATGCCATAGCGAGCGCGGGGTTCACGGTGAACTCGTCCCAGATAACCTGCCGCTCGGATTCGGGCAGCACCATCACGCTGCTCTGCAGCCCCTCCTTGAACTTCTTGCCGTCGCGGTAGAAGTCGCGAAGCATCGCGAGGCGGCCGACCTTGGCTAGATCACCCAACGGCCCGCTGATGACCGTGTCCAGATCCACGTAGACCAGGTCGCCGGGGAGTTCGGGGTCGAACACCTCCATCTTCGACCACCAGCCGGGCCAGCCGCGCTGCAACGAGCGTGTCTCGACGCCTTCGACTTTTACGTCGGTGAGACACATAAAAGATGCGGTAGGCGCCCAATGCTCGATTTGTCGAGCAAGCGCTTGGGCATGCAGTGGTTTGAAGTCTCCACCCGACTTGAGCACGGTGACTATCCGCATGCCATCACCACGTCGTTGTGGTAGCGCGCAACCACCTTGTAGCCGAACTCGCTGGCAAGCCACCTCTCCGTGTCATACTTGCCACACCCGAACCGGCGCGACAGATCCTTGTCCTCAAATGCAATCACCGGCTTCGACGCGCGGATCGTCTGCCCGGCACCGCGCAGCGCTCGCAATTCCGCGCCTTCGATGTCCAGGTAGATCAGATCGCAATCGGTGACGCCAAGGCTGTCGATCGTGATGCAGCGGGCTTGCGCCTGGTCATACGGCTCCGGCACGATGAACTGTGCGCCACGGTTCTGAACGCCGTCGGGCTGCATGCGGCACCACCCGTCCGCGTCAAAGAACGCGGCCTGGTGAACCGTAATATTCCCCGCTTGGCCGAGTAGGTTCTGCGCCAACAACCAATTGCACTCGGGATCCGGCTCCGCCGTAATCACGCGCTCGAACGACTGCGCCAGCCACCACGGCCAAACACCCATGTTGCCGCCGGCTTGAATGGCGGTGCGGCGCTGTTCGCAGAAGTGCACCGTGCGGCCAAGGTCAGAAATCCAGTCGAAGATGACCTTGATGCACTCCCTGTCCTCGTCGGGCCACGCCCAGGTGCGCCCGAGCCCTTCAACAGTTCGAGTCATCTGCTTCTCCTCAGATGCTTAGATCAGAAACCGGTCCACTTCCCGTTCGCCCGCAGCGCGCGCACGCCCGGAATCGCAGTCACATCGACCTGTGCAGCCTGCCAGTCGCTCGACGCGCCCGGATCCTTCCGGACCCACGAGGAGCCGGCCGCGACCGCCGCCTTCACGGACTTCAGGAAGCCCTTCGCCGCCTTCGCCGGGCCGCCGGCGCCGCCGCCGCCCGCGCGCCGGTAAATCTTGATCACTTCGGGGAATGTCGCCGCCCGATTCGCTGGAACCCAAGTTGCCATATGCGCTGCCCTGTTAGGTCATCGTGGAGAGGATGCTGGACGCGAGAAGCCGGCCGGTACCCAAGTAGTGGTTCACCAACTCGCGCTGCGCCTGATCGAGCGCTTGCGCCGCAGTGGCTTTCGCGCTCGCGCTCGCAGCCGGAATGGCGTTGTACGCGGTGGTTCGGGCGGTCACGCTCGTCGATAGCGCGGCGCCGTCGTGGTCGCGGGGATAAGCAGAAACAGTCATCTCAGTACCTCGGCGGCGCGCCGAGCACTTCCCGGCTATACCCGCTCATTGAATAAACCCGATTCTTAAATTCTGTCTCCGCGAGGATCTTCATCTTCTCGCGGTAGCCTTTGATGATTCGCGCTTCTTGCACAGGCGTCGCGCCCCCGAAGGCCATTCCGCTGTCACCGATGCGCAGGCACATGACATGCTGTGGCACGTCCGCCTCGCCGGGGAAATAGCCCGAGCCGGTCATCGGGCAGCCGCATAAGATCGCCTCGTCGTACCCCAGGAGAAACCCGATCTTCGCAGCCTTGCTCGCGGACGTTGCGGCAACGCCGCACTCGTGGGGCCACCAGTCCGAGACACTCGGAAACATCTCGCGGCACGCTTTCTGCCGATGCGGGTGCGTCGTCGCGTGCAGCCGCCAGGGCGGCGCATTCGGAAACCGCTCACGCCGGGCGCGAGCGAAAAACTCAGCCTTCTCTTCGTGGCCGGCGAGAACGTGTTCGGCCGTCTCGTAGGCCGTGCAGGCCCCGTTCACCAGCATTAGACCGGCGAACGGCCGTAGCTGCAGCGCTTGAGCCGTGTCCTCGTAGAGACAAGGCGCGCTGCCGACGACCAGCAGCGTCTTCAATCGTTCGTGCCCGGGGGCGGCACGTAGCCCGGAACCAACGGCACGTTCAGGTACAGATTCCCGCGTACCTTCGCGGTGTTCGCGCCGCCGGTGCGCCAACGCGCCCACGGTGGGCTACTCGGGGTGTTCGCTTGCGCAACCGAGAGCGTGTAGAGATGCGACTTGTTCTGCTGGGTATTCCCTACGTTAAGCGTCCCCTGCTGCAGCGACCGAAGTCGGCAGGCAAGATCGAACGGAATCCACTTGACGAGGTGTTGCGTCATGAATGCCCAGTAGAAAAAGAGGGGCGGCGAAAGCCACCGCCCCGGGCAGCAGTTTTTAGCCGCTGTTGATCGAAGTGTTGATCGCGGTGAAGTTGAAGAGATCGACGACGCCGGAGACCGGCGGCACCGAAGTCAGACTCCGGGTGTTGCTCTTGACGACTGCGAGGCCCGCAACCCACGGGGAAACCCCCGAGACGAAGTAGACCAGATCGCCAACCTTGAGCTTGTTGGCGACGGCGTTGAAATACCCGCTGACCGCTACGGCGTCGAGAGTCGTCTCGGCCGCCAGATACGTCCAGATCGTCGGGCAATTGTCGTTCACGGGACCGACCCGAGTGAACGCGGTGTTGTAGCTCGAAAAAGCCATGTTCGTTTCCTCTGCTGAAGTGGGGTGGTGTCAGCGGCTACCGATTAGGTGCCGTAAACGTTGACGACCACGACGCCCAGCGGGTCGATGATGGCCGAGCCGCCTTTGTAGACCGACTGCGACAGCCACGCGTTGTTCTGCGGGATGTAGTCCACGCGCGAGCTCGGCTCGAGATTGACCGCGAGGCCAACCGCTGCCTTGTCGTACGCGAAGCACTCCGTCACGTTGCTCGAACCGGCGGGCAGGCCACCTTCGACGCGGTTCTCGATCACCTTGAAGGTGAAGCCAAACCCCTTCTTGCCGTTCATGTCGGCATCGACAAGGAGCTTCATCGTCTGGTAGTCGGAACTGGTCACCTCGATCTCGGCAAGCGCCGTCTCGAGAGCGATGGCGTTGATCACCATGTAGTGATCGCCACCCGACGCCTGCTGCTGCACAAGGTACCGCTTAGCGTGCCGGATCTTGTCAGCGGTGAGGCCGGTGTTCGTGCCGCCGTAGCCGGAAGCCACGGTGCCCGCGGGGCCGGAGACGGCCGCGAGAGCGTTGATGACCAGCTGGTCCTCGGCACGGCCGATCGCCTTCGCGTTGTTCTTCGCGAGATCGGCACGCTCATCAATGTTCGTCTCCGCCTGGTCGAAGAGGTCGGTGTAGTCGCCTACACGCCAGTTCGTCAGGGTCGCGAAAATCTTCGAGTGGCTGGTGTCGTTCGGGGTGATCGCTTCCGCCGACGCAGTCTGTTGATACGCAACCGACGCGCCCATTTTGCGGAACGCGAACTGCTGGCCGGTGACGCCGGACTTCGTACGCACGGTGGGGCGCAGAACGCCCTCGCCCTGGTAAGCCAGCTTCACTTCGGTATCGAACGCGGCAATCGCCGCGTTGGTGGAACTCGTGTAAGTTCCGCCCAGATGAATGGACATTTGAGAAACCTCAAATTGATGTTGAAAGGGAGAGCCTCTGCCGACTTCCACGGCAAACTGGTTCGATTGGGGTCCCGGTTGCCCGGCCCGCTCTCACCTTGCGCTGTCACGTAGCGCCAACGACGATCCGCTGATTCCGGGCTGTTGCCAGGTCCCCGGAATGAATCGCGATTCTGTCTGGACTTTCCGCGCGGAAAGCCCAGTGCGAATCACTTCGTCTTCTTCCTACGAGTCATGCGCCCGCGCTGCGCATACGCAATCGCGACCGCTTGCTTCTGCGGCTTCCCTGCCGCGATCTCCGCCTTGATGTTCTTTACGAACGAGGCGCGACTTTTTCCGGTCAAAAGAGGCATCAGCCCGAGATCCAACCATCCGGTTGGTACTGTGTTCCTTGCGGGAATTGCGCGAAGTAGTCCGCGAGCTCTTTCTCAACGGCTGCGCGGTAACCGGGTTGCACATCCCTCAGAGGCCGACCTTGCTGATCTTTCGCCCCCATCTTCGCCTGGATGCTCTGCAACGTCTGACCGCCTTGCGCTCCGGGCACGTCCTCGCCGGGCTTCGGCATGCGAACCTGACCGGTCTTCGCGATCACCGATTCGAGCACTTTGACTACTGAAGCCGCATACGGGCTTGGCTTCAGCGCTTGGGCCAATTCCTGATACCCTGCTTTATCGAGGTTCGCTTTCGCCCACGTCGCGATAGATCCGATTCGCTGGTCAGCGTTCTCCCCGATGTCGCCCATGATCTGCGCCTTGGGAGGCACGTCCAGCCACTGGCCGTCGGCTTCGTATTGCACGAGCATCCCGAGAAGCTCGCTGTATCCCGCCTGGCTCAGCTGCTTGTCGGCGGCCCACTTGTTGAACTCTGCCAACATCGGATGATCTGCGACGAGTTCGACGCCCTCGGGCGGCGTGAACTTGTAGGCCACCTCGCCTTTCTCGTTCTTCGGCGCGCCAGTGAACGAGCCGAACCGCTTCTCGAGTTCGGTGTACGCCTGCGCCTGATCGGCGACGCTCTTGTACTTCGTATCCTTCAGCCACGAGGGCTTCTCGCCCTGGCCCATGACTCCTTCGGCCAGAAGCCACGCTTTACCGCCGTTCGGGTCTGCGGCTTCCTCGGCCTTCTTGATGAGCTCGCGCGCAGCGGCGAGCTGTTGCTCGGGCGTCTGCGCAGCGGCCGGGGCTGCGGGGGCTGCGCCGGGCTCGGCCGGGAGCAGTGAATCGTCGCCCGCGGGGGCGGCTGGGGGCGCTGCGGCGGGCGCAGCGGGGGCTGCAGGCGCGGCGGGGGCGGCAGGAGCTGCAGGCGCCGCCGGTGCGGCTGCCGGGGCTGCTGGTGCCGCTACGGGTGCCGCGGGCGCGGCCGTAGGTGTGGTCACTTTGCTGTCCTCGGTGTGGGCTGGTTCAGCCCGTTGTTCGCGAACTCGATCTGGGACCAAATACCCTCGACGAACTCACGAAATGCGTTGTGCGCCGCATACTCTTGCGCGCTGGCGCCTGCGGGGATGCGCGTCTTGCGCGCTTGCGCGGTCCAATGTTCTAACAGCTCACGCGCCCTCGGGTCAGCGGTCTGACCACTGAACACGAGATACTTCTGAGCAAAAACTAACCCCTGCTGTTTCTCGTTCTCCCGACGCTGCGCTGCGCCGGGAAACAGAAAATCGTCAGGCTTCTCCACTCAACCTCTCCTACGACGCGGATACCGGCGGCGGCCCGGCGCTCGTTTCCGGCTGTTCCCCGAACTTCTGAGCGGCGGCTATCGCGCCTTGCTGCGCGATCTGCGCCGATTCCTGTGTCTGCTGGGCCTTCGCCAATATCTGCCCAAGCTGTTCTTTGTCGCCCTGCGTCATGATCAGACTTTCGGGCACGCCGTTCAGGCGCGCGACGTAGCCCGGGATGTCCTCTACTTTCAGGCCCTGGGAGAGCGCGGCCATGCCGGCTTGACCCATGCCGAGGATCGTCTGGATGGTCTTCTGCAGACCCATCAGGTCGTCGGCGTTCTGCGTCGTCGCGAAGGGTGATGTGTATTTGACAGCCACCGCACGCCCATCGAGCTTGAACTTCGGCATCAGCCCCTTCTTCTGAAGGATGAAAACGCCGCGGGCGATAATGCGCGCCAACAGCTCCGCTTGAATGCGGGTATACTCGCCGTTCATCGCCCAAAGGCGATTGCGATCGGCGACGCTGATTTCCGTGGCGCTCTTGACGGGGCCTTCCGAAGGCTCCGGGCCGAGCATCGTACGGCGTACGCGCTCGCGCAGATCCTTAAGCATCTGCTCCGTAACGGGGAAGTTCGCGCCGATCTCGAGCGGCCGCAGCGACGGATTGCCCTGCGCGTTACTCGCGACGGGGATGATCGTGTTCGGAGTGAGACTCGCGGTGTACGGGTTGAGCACGCCGTCGCTGACGCCGGTCATCGGCGGCGCGACTGCTAGTGCAGCCTGAGTCAGCACGAACTCCTGCATCCGATCGAGCGTACGGGCATCCGCCAACGCCAGCAGCACACGACCACGCCCGTATGTTTCCCCGGCGGTCTTCGAAGCCCGCGCGACGATAGTCGGGTTACTCTTGCCGTAGTCGTAGCGCCATACGATCGTGGGGCCGCACTGATCAATCACGACGCCGAAATATTTCTTCGTCTCTGGGTCGTAGACTTCGCCCTGAATGATCTGCAACTTCTTCTCGGGAGTCTTCTCGATCGTCTCCCGCGTCGCGGCGGGCAGATCGAACAGCTCAAGGCCCGGGTACAGGCGCAGGAGATTGCGCGCCTCGGGCTTGCGCTCCATCCAGGTCGTCTCAACCGTGCCGCGAGGGCCTTCCTCGATCTCGATAGCCGACAGCGGGATCGACTGGAACACGAAGGGGCTGTCCATGTCGCCTTCATCGAACGAAAGCGCGCAGGTCCCGATCTGCAGGTCCAGCGCCGACTCGCTGATGACCGTGTTGAAATTCGACTGGTTCAGGTAGTTGAAGAAAATCTTGGTCGATTTCTGCAACCCTACTAGGATCGTGGTGTCCTTTTCGAGCTCATCAGGTGTTACCATGCCGCCGGGGGCAAGCTGCGCCCATTCTACCCACGACGGAAAGAGGAGTGCGCATAGCGTGTTCGCCGCGGTATACGTCGCTTCCTGCAGCGTCGAATCGAACAAGCGGTTGTTTCGGTACTGGCCCTCAGTGTGCCACGTAAAAGTTTCGCGGGCGGGCATGGCAAACAGGTACGCGTCCCTGTAGAGAGCCACCCAAAGATCCTTCTTTTGCTTGGCCGCATTCCGGCGCTTGATCAGCGCCTCGGCGTTCTCCAAGCCCGAAGGCAGTTTCGAAATGAGAGACACTACAGCGGCTTGAAGTGCCGGCGGGCCATACGCGCGAAGTTCGCTTCTTTGCGCTCAACGCCGCTCTTGGAGTGCAACCCTTTTTCGACGCCCTTCTCGGTCAGCTTGCCGTGCGCGCTGCCAGTCACTTTCTTCGTGAAGCGGCCCTTGTGCGCCGGGTTGATGTGGATGCTCATGGCTTTCTCGCGTTGGGGGCGGTAGTCCCGCTGTAAATTCCGCCGCTGAAACGGGTCGCGGCGGTTGGACTCGCGCTTGGGTTCTGCGCAGCGGATGTGCTCCCGCCGAGGAGGCTCGTGGGGGAGATCAGCGACGGATTCGACCGGGAGCCTGCTACCTGCGCGGCGCTCGGGGCGCCCGTCGCGCCGGGCTGGTTGGTGTTGCCGCGCAGCGCTCGCGACAATGCGGACCCGCGAAAGACTCGCGTTCCCTGCATGCTATTCAGGATCGTCTTGCGCTGCGCATTTTCCTCAAGATTGAGGTTCGCAGTCGTGAGCGCCTGCTGGGTCTGCAGTTGCTGCTGTTGCACGGTCGGGCCACTACTTCCACCTGCGCCGCCCATCGCCTACCTCGAAGTTATGGCGCCGTCGCGCCGTTGGATATACTGATACAGCTGCCAGGGAGTCCTAACGAAAAAGGCGTTGATGCCGAGTGCCATCTTCGCGATCTCGACGCACGACAACGGGCCAAAATGCCACCACTGCCTCATACTGCCGACGGGGTGCGCAGCCCGCACACGTTGGAACGTTGAACCAGGGCAACGCACCCAGGGAGGCTTCGGGTCAAACCCGATCTCGGCGTCGAGCATCTCGACGGTAGGCAACACGCTCAGCCACAGCACGTCCGAGAGGGCCGGCCCGTAGCGCACGGAGCGTGTGAGCTCGACGTGCCGGAAACCCGGCTTCAGCCACTCCATGAATCGGAAGTGCGCAACCTGGTCGTGATAGGCGAGCCACCACTCGGTCGTCTTCATGCCGACCGTGTCGAGCAGGCTGAACTCGCTCACGAGATCTCTTGCGATGCGTCCTCGGCCCCAAGCAGAACCTCGCTGTGCCACCGACCACCGATGTAGTCGAGCTCGGCGAGACCCCCCTCATCCATGTCGAGCTCATCCGGGTCACCGCAGAGCGTCTGCCCGAGCAACCGTAGGTTCGACCCCGAACAGACGATCAGCACGGGCTTGCCGGATTTCACCACCTGCTTCGCGATCTTCTGGAACCACGGCAGAAATCGGCTCTGGAAATCGCTAAAGCTTTCGCCGCCGGGGGGCGCAGAGCCTGGGCTGTCGATCAGCTTCTGCACCTCGGGGCGCCCGTAGCGTTTGCGCGTGCCGGCGAGGATCCCAAGGTTCCACGTCTTCGCCGCGGGCTCGGTGTGAACCGGCGGATCGGTCAGCGTGCCGGACTTCACGATGTACGCCGTCTCGGCCGTACGCTTGAGGCCCGGCTCGTAGATCGCCGCCAACGGAATCTTCTTCAGGTACTGCTGCGCGGCGATGAGGCTCAAGCGCCCCTGGTCGCTCAGCGGAAAGTCGAGGAAGCCGTCCGAGCGATGGCTGACATCCAACACGGTGCTGCCGTGCCGCATCAGGTATATGCAGCCCTGGATCGCGTTGCGCCGCTCACCTTGACCCAACAGGCTATCGTCGGCGTCGTCGTCCAGCAGTGAATCAGCGCTCATTGAAGAAGGTCCCCATTCTCGGATCGAAAGATCGTTGCTCAGTGCGCTTGCGCTGCACGTCCTGCGGAACGACAGGCGTCACCGCCTGACCGTTCTTGGGCCACGCCGGCTCTTTGCCCGTGCCGTCGGAGCTCACGCGCCCCTCGCCGCCGCCCAGGAGCAGGTACTGCAGCGCGTCCGCGATGTCCGCGTACGGGCTGATCTTGTCCGGGGACTCGGTGTACCGCTCATCGCCCGAGAGCTTCAGCTTGCGGTACTGATACTTGCTGATGCACGCCGCGCGCAGGATCTTGCAGTCCGGGTGGATCAGGATCGCCGGCTCGCCGTTGACCAGGCGCCGCAGCACGTCCTCCACCGCCGCAATGCGCGTCTCGGGGTCGTTCGTGCGGGCGTTCAGCACCTGCACGCCAGGGAACTGCCGCTGGACGATCATGCGCATGTCCAGGTCGTCTGCGCCCTTGGCAGCACCCGCGGGGTCGCAGGTGATGCGCTCTACGTACGCCTCGGGAATCTTCTCCGCGATGAACTGCGCGGTCATCTGCGCATGCTGGCGCATCCCGATGCCGTCGCCGATCACCTCGTACCGACAGCGCCACTGGCCGTCGAGCGTGCGCTGCGAGATGAGCGCGGCCGGGTGCCGCCCGGTGTTGTCCCACCCGATGCGGATCGGCGTGGAGAGCCCCTTGCCGGGGATCGTCGCCTTGCTCAGCTCGAAGCGGCGGCAGTGCGTGTTGTCGTCGTAGGACGTGTACACCGGCTTGCCGGAGCGCGACACGCCGTACTTGCAGTGCACGTAGACATCCGCGTCCGTCTTCGTGTAGTCGCGCAGTCCCTTGATGTAGTACGTGCGCCCCTGCTCACGCCGCTTGGGGTCGTTCCAGGAAAGCTTCAGCGTCTCGGGCGTCTGCTCGAGGTTCTCTAGGTTCTCAGCGTCGGGCTCCATCCCGCCGGGCTGCTTGAAGAACGCGTAGCCCTCGCGGGGGCTCGCCACGAACATCTCGTGGAGATCGCTCGTGAATGCCCAAGGGTTCGTGTCACCGACCCACCCGCGCCAACGGCACCCGCCAAGGTTAGCGCCAGGATAGCGGCCCGCGCGTCTACCAGCATGCGCCAGAATCTCCGTGTTGATCTCGCGAAGCTCATTGAACCAGAACCCCGTCACCTCGAGTGACAGCAAGTTGGCAACGTCGTCCGGGTCATCCAACGCGCGGAACATGAACTCCGCGTTGATCAGGTGCTTCGAGCCCTTCGGCCGAAACCGCCACGTCTGCGTCTTCTCCGTCGACTTCCACCGGCGCAGCTTATTGTCGCTCGGGAAGAGCTCGAACCAACTCTTCATCGTCGTGTCGTGCAGCTGCGGGCCGGTGTTGCGGACGATCGCAAAGCGCGTGCGCGCAATGCTGTCCTCGTACGGCCATTGCTCAAAGGCGTGCCGCCCGAGGCGCAAGGCGGCCGCAGTCGTCTTGGCCGAGCCGACCGGCCCCATGATGGATGCGATCTCGTGGTTGTCGAGGCAGAACGCCCCGGCAACCGGGCCTAGCGGCCCAAGAGCCATTCGTCACCATCGGCTTCGGGCTCAGGCTCCGGCAGCGCGACCGGCACGCCCTGCGGCGTCACGTCGAGCACGTTGCCGTCCTTCTGCATCACGCGGATCTCGAGCGCCGGGCCGACCATCCCGATGTTCACCTCGAGTTCCTTGTCCTTCAGGATCCCCGCGGCCTTCATCAGCGTCTCGTTCGCCCGCGCGGCCGCACTCACGTCCACTTCCTCGAGGACCGCGCCGGGCGGCGCGCCAGGGCGCGAGTCGAGCACCATGATGCCCTCATGCAGCACGGGCCTGGGCGTCAACGCGGTCTCGACGATGTCATCGTGCCGGGCGAGCAGCCGATCGCGGTTCAACGCCTCATCGGACACCTCGCCGCGCCAGATGCGCACGATCGTCTTGTAGTCGGTCTGGTGCATCCAGCCGGTGTGCTGGTGCGGCGTGTAGCTCGCACCCGTGAGCATCCTGTTCGCTTTGCGGGCGTTCAGGCCGTTGGCGCGGTAGGCCGTCAGGAACCGCTTCTGCGCCTCCGTGAGCCGCGACCAGCACTCGGTGACGAGCTGCAGCCGCGCCCGCGGGTCGGCGGGCAGCTCGACCGGCACGGCGATAGCCGACGGTGCGTCGTCGAGCCAGTCCCCGCTCACTTCTCACCCTTGGAAAACTCAACCCTCTCGAGCGCAGCCGAGTTCAACAGCACCGCACCGTTGCGGCCTTGGATGCCACGCGCCCGGCGCACGCCCAGAAACCCTTCGTTGATCTCGCGCTCTGTCGGCGCATCCGGCCGGCGCAGGATCTGCGCGGTCACCTGGTTCACCGTGTCGTCCCACATGGCCTTCGCGAAGATCGGGTCACGGCCCGACTTGATCGCAACAGCCATCGTCTGCAAGAAGTCGTGGTACTCGGTCCACTTCCTCTCGCATGCGAGCGTCGCGGCGCCCCGGATGTCGGCCCAGTAGTTCTGGCCAACGACGTACGCCTTCCCGCCCTGGTGGTAGTAGGGGCTTCCCGGTTGGAACTCCCATATCTGCACGTCATCGTAGGTGGCGAGGTGCTTGACCTCCCCAGCCTCGATGAACATCTGGAAACGCTCGCGCGTATGCGGGTTGACTACCTTCTCGGTGCGCGGGTTGTACGGCCGGTACGCGAGATAGTTCCCTGCGGCGGCCATGCGCCGCTCGGTGCCGGGCATGCAGGCTTCGACCAAGGCCCGGAACGCCGCAGGCATCGCGTGGGCGTTCGGATCCTCGATATTCAGCCAGTCATCGTCAGAGACCGTCGTAGTCGTCGCGGGCTCATCGAGCCAGTCATCGTCAGAGACCGTCGTAGTCGTCGCGGGCTCATCGAGCCAACTGGTGTCGAGTGCTTCCCCAGTCATGGGTCACAGGAAGTGACCGACAATGCCGGCAACCGCTGCCACCGCGCTCAGCACGGAGGCCACCTTGCCGGGGTTCGCCTTGACGTACGTGAAGGCCGACTTCACCTTCAGCACCTCGGCCTCATAGTGCGTCTGCACGTCGGAGACGGCGAGGGTGAAATGCGAGCTCATCGTGTTGATCTCGTCGCGGATCGCGTTCTTCACTTCGGCGACGACATTGGCCACATCGGCCTCGGCCTTGCCGGCGTCGAGCTTCAGACGCGCGACGATGTTCTGGGCGGCCACCTGGCCGATCTCGACGAGTTGGCCGGGGGCGGCCTGGGGGGCAGTCATATCGTTCTCCTGGTGTCAAAATCGTACCGGCCAGCCCCCGCACGCCGCCGAGACCGCACTGCGCACGGGGCGCACCGCGGGAGAAGGCACGGTGGGCGCGGGCGAGAACTGGCGGCGTCGGCCGGCGCGCGGGGGCGCCGTGTTAGGTAGGAACGCTCGAACCCGTTGGGTATCCCGCGCTTGGCGGGACCGCCTT